CGGGATTTTGTTTATTCCCTCAACAATTCTAGCTATTGTATCTGTCATTTTACCTAATGGACCGGCTATTACAGAACTAAGACTATCTTTTAGTTTCTCAACTGATTTAGTTATAGAACCTTGAGCGTCTAAATGTTGTTTTGCTAATTCAACTGTATCTCCAGCTAATACTCTTTTTTCAAGTTCATTGGCTTTTTCTATCTCTCCTTTATCTTTAAGCGATTGAATTTCTTTTTGTAACTCGTTTCTTCGTTTACTATCTAGGGCAGATAAAGCTTTTTGCTTCACCAATGAATTAGCTAATTCATCAGCGCTCATACCTAAAGCTTTAGCGTATGACTCCTGTTGAATTACATTCATTTTTTGGAATCGCTGTAAACCATTAGGTCCTAAGTTTTTCATTAATTCTTCAGCAGCACCGGCTGTATCACCTGATAATGCTAGTGCTCTTGCTCTTTCAAGATTTAAATCTTGACCAGTTAGTAATTCAGCCTCTAATTCTGATGAAATTGAGTCTTCAAAGTTTAGTAATTGTTTAGATATTTCTTTAGTTTGCTCTAAAGTCATACCTAATTTTTTAGCCTGAGTTACAGCTTTGGCTAATTCAGTAGGATTATTTTTATATTGAGCTGCTAATTGTCCCGATACTCTAAGGACTTCTTGGGTTATTTTTTTCTGGCTTAAAGATCCTTTATTAGTTTTACCAATAGAGTCATATACTTGTTCAGCAGATTTTCCTGTAAGTTGTTCATATTCAGCTAATTTACTTGCTTCCTCAGTTGTTAAACCAGCTACTTCTTTTAATTTGGTTTGGGTGGATAGTTGTTTTTGAGAAAACTCTAATGATGTGCCAAAAGCATCATTTAATTCAAGGAAAGCAGCTAGATTATCTTTGTTATTATTAAATATATCTTTTGAAGCGGCCGCGTTGTTTCTCATATTTGTAACCATTTCTCTCGCACGCTCACTGCTTACACCTAAATTCTTTGATATTTCAAATGTATCCTTACTAACTTGTGTACCTATATTCCATAATATTTTTAGAGTTTTAGTTAAAAGCATTGATCCACCCTCAAAAGAAAATAAACTTTCTTTTAAAATTTTAGATGAGTGTGTGAGACCAGCACTCATAACCCTAAACCCATTACCTTCTCCAGCTGCATCTCTCATCGACTTCATCATTTTGTCTATATCTTCACTATCAGCCCCCATTTTCTTGAGACTCTCTGATATAGATCCAAATAATTTTCCTGTTACACCTAAAGTTTTTTGTCTTTTTTCTTCAAGTTTTACTTCTTTTTCAGCTAATTCAACAGCTTTGTTTAAGTATGATTCCTTTTCATCTAAAGCCTTACCTATTTCTCTTACATAATTTCTATTTTTTTCTAATTGTTTTGATTCATCAGCAGTTAATGTATTTGACTTTTCTTTATTTTTAAGAGCCTTAATTTCTATTCGTGCTTTTTCTTTTAATGATTCTAAATTCTTCCTCTCATTCTCCGCCTTTTGAGCTAAATTTTTTAATGTTTTTACTGATAAGGTATTTTCATTTTTTTGATGGTCAAGCATTTTTCTGGATATACTTTCTAAACTATTTAAACTCTTATCCATTTCTCTGGTAGCTTTGACATTACCCTTTAAATCATCTACAACATTTTTTAATGTTGAAGATATACTATCAAAACTATACTCCATACTGTTAATGGATTGCTGAAGGAGACCAGCAAATTTAGTAGCTTCAGTTATGCTGCCATTAAAACTTTTGATTTGATTATCAAGATCCTTAAATCCTTCTCCAGCTAACTCTTGGTAGCGTTTATTGAGATCCCGAATTTTTTTCTCTATATCCTCAAATTTTTGTTGAGCCATATTATGTTCTATTTATTATAAATATTAAAAGGCATCATTTCTTTGATGCCTTTGTAACATATGATGGGGGTTGTATTTTTGATGATTTAGCTGTTGATCCAGCTGATTTCATGTTTTTGATCGATTGTTCAATTATATCATCTTGTTCTTGACTATTTTCCTTTTCATACCATTCTTTTAATTTATTAAATGTGAATTTACGCAACCATATAGGCATATTGTAAATTGTATCCCAATCATATCCACCATTACCATGAAATACTATCTCATGGATCATTGAAAATAATTGGTTCCTATAACTAAGCGTCAGGCCAAAAAAAGTTAATCCCTATTGGAACCTCGATGTCCTCCTCGCCACCGTTAGAATGAGTATAAGTATAATTTAAATCAATACCTGGAGATATTGTTTTAATATGTTCTCTCAATGCTCTTGAATCTTTTGCTAGTAAACCATAATCTATGAATTCTCTAACTGTTTTTTTATCATAATCTCCATTAATAGATAGTATGATTGTTCTTAATCGAGCAGTCATATCAAAGTTAGCGTTTTTGTCTATCTTTTTAAGCCCTTGAATTTCTTTATCAATGTTTACTTCGTCACCATGAGTTAATAATTTAAATGTTATTTCATTACCTGTGTTAGGAAGCTTGAAATGAAATTCGTTTTTACCTTGAACTGATACTAAAGATTTGTCTAATATTTTTTCTTTAAGTAAAGTTAGATCAATTGTTATCTCATTTGTCTCTTCTAAATTAGATGAGTAATAATTGAATGTATAATCTTTACCATATCCTAAGATACGAGCCGCTAACATTATTGCGTCTTTATCACCTACTAATAAATCATTATAATCAAACTTAGTCACAACCATTGATTGTAGTAATTTATCTATCACTGTACCTTGCTTGATATAGTTTTGATTTGTTAAAATATCCTCTTCTCGGGCGGTCATATATTTCATTTCTACTTTACCGCTTGCTAAAGGATGGTCCTCTGGGTATAATAATCCTCTTGAGGGTAATTCTACTGTTTCTGTTGGGAATTTAAACTTAATTTCTTCCATAAATTGTATTTTAATGTAACGTTATTGTAAATGATATATTGTAAAGGAAAGTTCTTTATTTTATCCTTTTATAAGTTTTTTTGATGTTAATTTAGACTCTAATTTATCTAATCGTGAGTCAATGTGTCTGTATATTTCTGATGATGTGTTATTTATTTTATTGTGTATTTCATCAAATATTCTATGAATATGCTCAATATTGTGTTCAAATGAAATTATTTCTTGTTTTAATTGTTTGAGTTTTGAAAAAGCGATAAGTACACCAATAACTCCAGCAGCAGCTAAAACTATTACTATACCTAGTAGAAAATAAACTGTTTCCATAAATTTAAATTTTTAATTGTTAACTAATATTAAAGAACATCCTTTACATTATATCGTATATAAATATATGACGAAATAAGAAGAACCCACATTTCTGTGGGTTTCTTTATTAAATGTTTAGTGTTTTTAAGGAACTTAAACAATATTTTAAATCATTTAGATGTTTGGATACTGTTATTTCTCTATCTGCTTTTTTAAGTTTAAACTCAATAATTTCATATATTGGTGAGAATCTAAATGTATGTCCTTTATAATCATATTCGACAAATTCAGCTTTAGGATTATAAAATAATTCAAATCGAAGGTTATTTTTACTAAATCCGTATGCTCTAAATATCTTTTTAATGTTTAAATGATCTAAGTTATGTTCTTCAATAGGTATACAACTGATTAAGTCTATGTCTTTAGGAGTCCTATATGGTATAATATTTTGCACTATTAAAGGCAAACTGCCCCCTATGTAAATATTAGGAGGCAGTTCTATATTTTTTAAAATATCTAATGTAGTAGATATACTAGACATTAATACCACTAAAGAAAATTGGTTTACCTTGTACTGTTATATCAAGTAATACATTATTTTCAAATCCAGAACCATTCATTTTTTTATCAGATATTATAGCGTAATTAGACTCATCTTCTCCTTCTCCTACACTCCATGCTTGAGTACCTGGTTCGTCGTTCATAACATCTGGTATAACTGGCTCAAATTTAGCGTTTGAAGAAACAGTTATTCCTGGGTCAATTTCTTTAATTTTATTAAGGATTTGTGAAGCATATTGGTTAACTGTGCTAAGTTTGAAATTAGGTAAATCAATACCATCTGCTTCTTTAATGTTGGCTAGTTTTTGCATTTGTTTTTTTTCCAATTTTTTAATTTGGTTTTCAAGAATCACCATTTGTTTTTGGAAACGAGATTTACTTTCTGAAATTTGATGTTTGTTCATTGTTTAAATGTTTAATATAAATATATGGGTGTGTAAAATACCATAAGGTAAGTTAAAAATTCAATACACAATAATCAGGTTGCACAGTCATGGTAATGTTTTGAGCGGTTGATTCATTATCCCAACTATATTCACCAAAGTTGGTTTCTGTGATAATACTTCCCTTCAATACCCACTCACTTACAATATCACCAACAGGACCTAAGATATCAAGTGTTAAGTCTTTCTTATAGAAGTCAGAATAACCATCTCTACCTGTTACAGATTCGTGGTGTAAACGTACCCATTCCATTACGGCTTGAGCGCCAGATGGAGTGATTGGGTCGAATAAGGTAAACTGTATTGTACCCCATTTTGATTTTCCTTTCACAAAACGTTGTACGTTAATGTGGTTTAAGGCGATTGTATCTTGGGTTAATGTCACCGCGCCTACTCCTTTAAGAATGTATGATGGAATACCATCAATGTACATTATGAAGCGGTTCTGCTGTTTGGGTTCAAACGCGGTAAAAAATATTTCGTTTGGATCTAGTACTGCCATTTTATTATGTTTTTATCTTTTATTATAAATATTGTATGTTTCAAGAGGTAACTACCTTCCCATTAAGCTGGGAAAGTAGCACCTGTTGGAAGGATGTTAAAGTCTAAGTATATGAATTCAGCAGTTTTAGTTGGTTGAATATATATTTGACCTACTAATTGGTTTCTATCGATTACATCTGGTGTGTTATTTGAATCATCCATGATTACTCTAAACGCATATAAACCTTGTCTTTGTTGCACTGATGCTAAGTATGGATTTACTTGGCTTAAGAATTGGTTTCTTGTTGCGATTGAGTTTTGTTCAAACACCAAGTTTTGAGCAACTTGAGAAATGTATGATTTAAGGGCAATTAATAAACGACGAACATTTACACGGTCAAGAGCTGAGGCTTTTGTTTGTAATGTTTTTTGTCCGTATACTACTACACCTTGTCCAGGGAACGTAGCGATTGGGTTTACTTTACCACTGTATAATGTGTCTCTGTTTCCTTGAGTTAATTTCCATTCCGCACGTATTACATTACTTAATCCACCTCTGTTTATACCAGCTGGTGCGAACCAAGGTTCTGACACACTATCGTTGTAAGCGTATACACCTCCAATCATGGTTGAGGCAGGTACCCAAACGTTTTTACCTAAATCAGGATCAACTGTTTGAACCCAAGGCCAATAAGTAGCGGCGTATGATGTATTTCTAGCAGATGCGGCGGATGTTACAGTTGATATAGCTGTTGTACCATATGGTACTAAATCTATCACATAAATACTATCACCTCTATTTTGAGTATTGTTTATAGCTGTTGTGATTTGTGATGTACCTAAACTAGCTTCACTTGAAAATAAACCAGGAGTTAACAACACGTTAAATCTGTAGTCGTCTTGGTTTGCCAATAAACTAATCATATTGTCATAGTTACTAGCACTTATACCTTGGATATTAGTAACAGCAGTTACAATATTATTATAGTAATTAGCACCACCACCATAGAATAAATTACCTGTTGCACCACCAAATGCGCCACTAGTATTTATAGGAATTGACGCTGTATATGATGATATTGGATTACCATTGTTATCAAAATAGTTAGGTGTTGGGTAAAGTACAGATGATACACCAACGTAAGCACTTCTGTTTGGATATGAACCAGTCACATCAATTTGATTAGTGACTGAATTGTAACTAGTGACATAATCACCTATTACAGCTGCTATATAATTTGGAGCAAATGGATCAAGTGATAAATTAGTCCACGTTTCTAATACTGTTTGGTTGTTTGTAGTGTCGTTACCTCTACGAATTAACAAGTCAAATGTACCTGAACTTGTACTCGCGTTTACAATCTGCCATCTTATATTATCAGCTGAACCACTAGCTAAAGCTCCCGCTGAGTCTTCAGTACTAGTACTGTTCATAATAGTACCTTTAGAAAGTGTTCTTAATATAAAGGTGTTACTTCCTACCCCATTCACACCACCACCCAAAGTGGCTTGTGTTGAGAAACTAGCACCAGATCCTGAACTAAATATGATACCATTTAGAGCTGAGCTAGAAACAGATGATGAAATAATTAAATTAGGAGTTCCATCTGATGAAGTAGCAAAAGTAAAAGTATTAGTACCACTAGTTCCTAAAACACTATTTAATTTAGTTTTTAAATTATTTACTGAAGATGAAATAAAAGGTCCAGCCGCTCCACTACCAGATGCAAAATAATATAATTTACCATCAATATCATCAGCAGGAGTCCCTGATGTAGTAGTGACTATAAACCTAAAAAGTGAACCATCAGATCCTGTAATCCTAAACTCATTATTATTTGCAAAACTAGCAGCATTAAAAGAAGTATTAGTTACACTAGCGGTGGCAAAAGCTCCAGGTGTAGATGGAACATTATTTAAAGCATTACTACTTGTAGCAGATGTAAATGTACCGCTCACTACTCTAGCTACTAATAATGATTCACCACCATTGTTAAAATAGTTGTAAGCAGCGATTGAAGTAAAATAAGTGTATGCTTGTGATCCACTGCTAAATGTAGTACCAAATTGTGCTTGGTAATCACTATACGATCTTACTATAGTTGGGATTTCAACTGGACCTTTAACTGTAGGTCCAATAAGAGCGGCTCCTACACTGATAGGGCCTTGGGAGATAAACGACTGGTCGTTTTCTGTTGCGAGTACGCCGGGAGATATTAAAGTTTCTGCCATGTTCTATATAATTTATGTTTTGTTATAAATATTGCAAAACTGGTCAAAAACCTAGGAAGAACTTGTGAATTCTCCTTTTTCTATGTTTATGGTACCATCACCATATTTTTCTTGCAACATGTTTCCTAACTCAATTTCTTTTTGTTTTAGGGCAACTAGTCTTGATACGAGTTGGGATTTCTGTTGTTCTAAATCCTGGATATTGTATTCTATAATACCAAATTGGTCAGTGAGGGTTAGTCTTTCTTGTTGTACGTCCTTGATTTGTTGTAATTCTTCTTGTGTTAAAACTTTAGTTTCCATAATATACTTTTATTATAAATATTACAAATTTTAATTAATTATCATATAGGCGAAGGTAGAAGCATCTGTAGGTAATGATGAACTTACTGTAAAGCTTGTTTCGGCTATTTTACTGTCTATAAATAAAACTCCAGGTGTTGTACCTTTTGATTGTATAGTTAAAAGTATAAGAGAATCTTTAGTAACTAATTTATTATTTATTGTGGCTCTACCTCCTGATAATGTTCCTGTTCCTACTATTGTATTTGAACCAGATGTTATTAATAATGGGCCTGAAGTCATAATATTTAGACCACTTTCCCAGCTGACACCTGCTGTACTAGTAGAATCATTTAGTATTCTGTTATTCCAATCAATACTAGAATTTGAACTGTTATCATATAGTACTCGTTCACCATCCCATGTTAATGAAGTAATACCAGATTCATCACTTAATGTTCTAGTAGATGTATCTAAACTTTGAGATACAATTAATGAGCCTGTAATTTCTAATGAACCAATAATAACTGCACTTCCTGTATAAGGAAATGTTGTACCTCCACCTCCTGCTGTACCTAATTTATCTTGCAGATAGTAGGATACAAGAGGAAACTCCTGAACTGGAACTTGATCTAAAAATGGGTTTCTAGGCATATATCTATTTAAACATCAGTGACATCAGAGAATTCTGGTGTTGTCTTGATATAAATATAGGCCTGTTTAACTGGGTTTGTGTTATTGTCTAATTCTCCTGAAGAAAAATGAGTGTCAAATAATTCGGCTGATACAGTGATTTGTCTTGCATCTAGTGATCTTTTATTATCTAATCTAGCTTGTTGGTTATAGTAGCCTGATAAAGTTATTGCGCCAAATTTACGTTCGTAGTCTAGTAGTACCTTAGTTACTCTCCAGTAAGAAACTGGTACACCTGTTGAATGTTGGATTGATTTTTGTAATGCCATTTTATATATATTTTTATGTTATTTCAAGATAAGACATCAGAGTGTCTGAACCACTTATTACACTAGCGTTTATTTTTATAACATCACCAGTTTGTAATACTAAAGGATCAGATATTGGCTGAAAGGATGTTTGTACGGGTACTGAGGCGCTTTGGATTAAAAAATAGTTTGTTGCTGAACCACTTTTATTCACGACTACATCTAAGTATAAACTACCTGTAGATGTATTAGATATATATAAATTTTTAACAATAGCTGTTGTGGCTGCGGGAGCAGTATATAATGTTGTTGAGCCAGTAGCTAATACTTTAGTCGCTGTTAATTTGTATGTATTTGTAGGCATATTATTCTGTTATAATTTCAGGATCTTGTAATTGTATAGGTAATCCCATAGTTGGCACTTCTGGTGGGTAGGGTATGTTAAAGAAAGCACACGCTTCTTCTTCAGAATCAAACCAATACCACCCATCTACTGGATAAGTATAAGTATCTTTTTGCTCACGCTGCAGTTCAAATGAACCATATGGTCCTAACACATAATTAGGTCCCATAGCCATTTGTGATGTTTCTCCATCTATTATTTTGTAAAAACCTGATGTATCCATATGTTATAAATATATTATTATCCTGTTACTGTCCAACCCTTTCCTGTAGCTATTGCTGGGTTATCATTTGGTGTACCCCAGTTTCCTGTTACTGTTATTGTTTGTGCACCAGATGCCGTACCTAAATTAGTATATATTTCATTTAATGCTGTTGAATCTAATTGTTGATTTGATATATCAACAGCATACTGAAGTCCAGTCATTTGGTTGCGTTTGATAGTGTATACACTACTAAATAATGTGGCAGTATTAGCTGCACTAGACACACTTGAAAAGTTTAATGCTGGAATTTCTTGTATACAGTTGCAGTTGGAAAACATACTAGCAACTGTTGTGCCTCTAGCTGTATTCAGTAGTGGTATTGTTTTTAAACTACTACAGTTTTGAAACATACTTGAAAAATTGGTCCCTAATGATGTGTCTATTGGAGCTACATCTGTTAAAGAGCTACAGTTTGTGAGCATACTTGAAAAATTGGTACAATTTGATGTATTAAGTAAAGGAATTGATCTTAGAGAATAACAGGTATTAAATGCAGAAGCAAAAGTTGTAACATTAGCTGTTTCAAATAATGGTATTTCTTTAAGCGATGAGCATCCGTTAAATATTCCTGAAAAGCTGGTTGTATTGCTAGTGTTAAAAAGTGGGACACTCAGTAAGGATGGGCATGTTTGAAACATGCTAACTACATTATTTAATTTAGGTGTGTTTAATTGCGGAATAGTTACTAAGTTATAGCAACTACTAAACATAGAACTCATAGTTGTTACATTAGCAGTATTAAATTGTGGTATTGTTTTTAAACTATAACAGCTACCAAACATACTAGACATATCTGTAACCTTCCCTGTGTTAAATAAAGGTACAGACACTAATGAAAAACAATTACTAAACGTACTATTCATTGATGTTACGTTTTGAGTATCAAATAGTGGTACATATTTTAAACTGGAACAATTAAAAAACATACTAGCACAAGTTGTGACATTATATGTATTAGTGAGTATTGGAGCTTTAGTTAAACTAGAACAATTATAAAACATAGAATTTAAACTAGTAACTGATTGGCAATCAAATGTTTGTGGAATATCTACTAGAGAGTAGCATAGATAAAATAAACTAGCAAAACCAGTACTAGTAACGTTTTTTGTGCTTCCTATTAACTTTACTGATTTTAAGTTATAGCAGTAACTAAACATACTATTCATATTTATTGAACTGTTTATGTTTATAGGTGGAGTTTCAGCTAGACTATAACAACTATTAAACATATTTTGATGAGTTGTTATATTACTACCAAAAGTAGCATTAACTCTTTTTAAATTGTAACAACTATTAAACATATTAGTTACACTTGTATTTGCAGTAGTTTGATTAATATTTAGTGTTACCGATCCTAAATTATAACAACTATTAAACATACTATTATATCCACTAGGTGTGGTGTTACCTGAAGAGTCTAGTGATGGTAGTGAGTTTAGGTTATTGCAACTTTGAAACATACTAGTAAAATTAGTTCCTAGTGTAGTATACAATGATACTACTTGTTTAAGATTTTGGCAATTTAAAAACATATTACTAAAATCAGTAATCTTATTTGAACCTGAAAATTCAAATCTTTCCATATTTCTGCATATAGTGTTCCCACCTGTAGAAGTTCCTAAACTTAAAGATGATATATCACTACCAGCCATTTTTATGTCTACCCAATTATTAGCTATAGCAGAACTAGCATAAACGTATGATCCTGTTGATGTTGTTGGTGCTACAGTAAAACTCACTGTTTTAAAAGTTACACCACTACCCGATGCAGTAATATTAATAACCACTGGTTTATATCCATTATATACACTTGCCGTAATAGCAGAATATGAAGCTGTTGTATATGAATGTGATACAGTAGTTGCGGCTGCGTTAGCGCTATAGTTTTCTGTAACACCATCTCCCCAGTTTACTGTAAAGCTACCTGATATTCTTATGGCTACATAATTAGACATATTATTGTACACAGCGTATGTACCCACTATTTGATTATCCGTTATAGATGGTAGTACAGGTAAACCTGATAAACTCATTGTAGGTGGTGTAGTGAATGTACTAGATCCAGTTGTAATAGCAACGGATGCTACCTGATTTCCTGATAATGTTGCCGTTCCATATGTACTATCTGAGGCACTTGTGTAAGCCGCTCCTATTATTTGTACTCCAGGGGCTGTTGTATATCCACTACCACTATTTGTTATACTGGCTGATGTTGGTAAATATCCATATATAGACGCAGAAACAACTGCTCCTGAACCTGCTCCCGTGACAGTTGCTGTAGGAGCAGAGGTATATCCTTTACCAAATTCTACAACAGGTACTAAAGATGCAGCTACAGTTGGAGTACCTCCACCACTTAAAGTTATTGTTGGGTAGTTATTTAAACCTCTATAACCGCTTCCTGTGTTTGTTATAGTAACAGATGTTATACTACCATTAGTTACTGTTATTGAGGCTGTGGCATATACTCCTGGTCTACCATTTGATGTTGTAGGAGCACTAAAAGATGCAGTTGGTGCACTAGTATACCCGGAACCAGGATTGGCGATTATAACACTAGGAATATATCCTAAACGTTCTATTGCTGATAGACCTCCTCCAGCTGTAAAACTGGACACAAATCCATCAGCGCCTGTACCACCACCACCTGAAAAACTCATTGTTGCCGAAGTACCAAAACCTGAACCAGAAGTGATGATGACTATTGTTGCTAGTGAGCCACTAAG